CCGTTGGTTCCCCTAAAGAATGGTCTAGGGTACGCCGGAATAACGTAGGTAGTAGCAGGTGCAAAGGGGAGGTCTAACGCGGGTACTTCTACGATGTTGTCTGCCTCCGTTGCCTCCACCACGCTACTGCCTAACACTATGGGGGATTTTATCTTGCCCCAGTTAGGACAGTTCGGGCATACGTCAGGGTTAAACTCGTCAAAAGACGTACACTTGTATGGGCCTTTAATCAGTTCCATCTTCTCCCGTGTGTCTTCGGGAGTGTACCCCTCGTGCTTCTTAGATATGTTGTGAGCCGCAGATTCGGAGTCTACGCAGAACTTAGCGATAGACAGCCCCGCCCTCCACATGGGTTCACTGCAATTCTCTTGGTCTTTCCATATAGTTTTTATCTGGTCGCAACCAGTGCCGTTCATGGTCTTAGCTATGATGTCTTTAAACTTGTTTTGCTTGTTACCCATCAACGCATCCATGACAGCATTGCTACCGGACGGGGTCATTTTCTTGGGAACTGGTATCAACCCCCCTCCCAATAGCGTAGAGAACTTGTCAAAGTCTACGTCATCAGGATGGTCATCTCCAAAGAACTCTACAGGTGATGGTGGATCGGTCTTGTAGTTGTGCGTAGTAGGTACACGCAGTACCCTAGCGGCATCGGCGGTGACAGCGGGGTCAGCCAGTAGTCCGTGTTCAGCACATAACTTCTTTAGACGTTCTGCTACAGGTAGCCAGTCGTCCAGCCCTATCGACTCCGAAAGGAACCAGTATGCGTGAACGCCACGGCCAGAGTTAACCAGTTTAGGTTTGGGTAGTGATAACGTCTTACAGAACCCCTGTAATGCTACAAGGGCTTTATCTTGATCTGGGTAGTCTTTGGTAGCCCCGCAGTCGAGGTCTAAAAAGAAAGACTTGAGTTGGTGTACGTTGCCTACTTTACGTGAGTTTGATTCTTTAAATGTACTAAGTGCAAAATAAGAATCATATCCTTTGCTATCTAGGTCACGTGCGGCATCAGCCATATCCCCTACGGAGGTGTAAAACTTCTGTACCCTCCTGTCATCTTTTGTACGGAAAGAGAATAGGCAGTAGTGCCCATCTTCCCCCAGTACCCTTCTTAAAAAGTCTTCTACTTGCATAATAAATACCTAAATCCGAGAGGTATTGTAGCAGGGGCGCTTGCACGCCCTTTTCGGAATGTGTCCTAGCTACAGTTCAGTCTTGCAGGGACTAGTCGTCCCAGTCGGCTACTATATCAGCCAGTGCATCGTCAGATGCTTTTGGTGCGGGTGCCTTCTTCTTAACTACCTTCTTAGGCTCCTCGACTTTTGCGGGTTCATCATCCCCAAACAACTCATCAGTTACTGCTTCCGCAGGGGCTTTAGCGGGGGCTTCAGCTATTTCAAACGGATTTTCTTCCGCAGAGAACTGGAACCCTCCCTCTACAGCACCGAACGGTGATGCGGCTTCCATAGGTACGTACTTGATAACCTGTACTGCACGTAGTCGTAGAGATACACCTGCTTCGCGCATGTTGTACGGAGTAAACGTAACTGCTACATTGACTGTGCTACCTGTGGTAAGCATGAAGTCGTCTGGTAGTTTAACGCTTTTTGCATCGTACTGTACAGGTTTAAACGTAGCGTCTTTACCGTACGCCCCTTTCAGTGATGCTTTGTGCGTGTAAGTGCCATCTTCTTCTTTCTTAAAGGGCATGTCGAACTTGTCAGGCCAGCCCTTTTCTTTCTTGGCTTCATACGCTTTAACCATTTCCACGAACAGAGCCTTGGCTTGGTCTTTAGTCATACGGAAGCGGGTTTCATACTTAGCGCCTTCGTCAAACGCGTCACACGGTACAGTGCGGTTCTCTGCGTTATCGAACTTGTAAGTCTTATTGATACGAGGCCATAGGGCTTCGACGTTTGAGATTACATATTGATTATTTGTAGCCATCTGATAAATCCTAATTAATTAGTTTGCATTTAACTCGAAACCTTCCACCGCACTGAACGGAGACACAGGTTCACTTGTTATAGGGATAGACATAGTGATAGCCCGAATAGTATCTTCGTGGTCAATCATGGCCGAAACCCTCTCAAGTGTGTCTTCGTCTAAGCGGTCTACCGGCTTAAAGCAAAGTTTTGGTACTGTACTACCCTCATCAAAGTAAATCTTGGTGGTGATAGTAACTACAGGTGTGTCATGTTTAGCGAGTAACCGAGCATAGTTTTGCATACCCATGTCTCCGCTATTGGTACTGCCAAATATAGACGTGGCAGGTATCTGTAACTGATACACCTCTTCGGGGTTATCCCCAAATACAACTGCTAGTCGTTGAGAGAACCGACAAGCCCTACCCCCATACTGACCTGAACCTCTTATATTTTGAGGGCAGTCCATACAACGCATTGCTTGCCGTTGCTCTTGGGGTACATCTACTGAAGGTACCTGTGTGTCAGAAGACCAACACGTTGGTACCGCAACCCTATTGGGGTCATACGCATCGCCATAGTAAGCGCGAGATACTGGTGCGGCATTTACTATCACCACATCCATATAGCCTAAGTCCCTAGTAACTTCTTCGCCGTCAGCTATAACGTGAAACTTGCCACCACGTATGCTGATTCGGCGTAGCCCGTTACCACTCATCAGGCGTCTTCATCCAAGTCTAACTCTAACTGCTCATACATCATGTCGCCTTGGGGTGCTTCATCTACAACTACCGCAGGCTTACCCAAAAGTTCGGCTTCTAACTCCGGCAACTTAAACCGATAAGTAGAACCTACCTTTATATAGGTATCGCTTGGGATTTTATTAGTGCGTATCCATGCACGTACAGTAGAGATAGACACTGCAAAGTGCTTCGCTACATCTTCGACTGGTACAAATGCCGCCATTATTTTCTCCTTACTGAGACTACATATTCTGAGTCTACGTTAAGACCTTTAGGTACAAGGTCGGGGTTCTCTTCTAGAAACTGCTTCATGTTCGTCTGGTTGAGTCGCTTATCAAGTAACTCGGGTGCCCCATGCTCCAAAACAAACTCGTGCATGTTGCTCCAATCACTAGTCCAATACCTAGTCTTGGCAGACCTATAAAACAATCCTGCTGAAGTCTTTACACTATCGACGCCCTGCTCCTTGCAGTATTCCAACAAGGCTTTCTTTACCTTGTCCATCTGCTCAGTCAGTTTGCCGTCTTCTTCTTTAAACGCCGCCGATAGTTCTGAACGCTTATCTTTGATCTTGAGATAAACCTTGGTTAACTGTTCAGCGGTAGACTTTACTTCACTCATTATACGCTCCTTTACTAACGGGACGTACACTTTATTGCCTTATTGTTAGCTAGTCAAGTATTTCTTTGTAAAGGTCTATCATTTTTGTGTGAATGTCTATTCTATTGTCAAGCAGTGCGTAAACACGTTTCTCTGCGTGCGAACCTTGTAGCTGCACAACGGTACATTTGTGATCTTGTCCTGATCTGTGTACACGAGCGTTAGCCTGTGCGTAGGTTTCCAAGGAACTTGTCGGTGCCCACCATACCACCGTGTTTGCCGCAGTTAGTGTTACACCGTGCGCCGCTGACTGAGGTTGTATGACCAACACTCGGGGATCATCAGCTTCTTGGAACCGTTTGAATATCTCCGTACGCTTACCGGCACTCACGTCTCCCCGTATTATTTCCGTAGATATACCATCATCACGTAACTTATTAGTCAGTAGGTCAATCGTATGCTTGAACGGTACGAACACCAACACCTTCTTACTAGACTCATCTATTACTTCTCGGAGTACCTTGTAGCGTGGGGATATATCAAACTCAAGAGAGTCCCCATCGTCGGTGTATACCGCACCTGCGGATATTTGTAATAACTTGTTCATGTTAACTGCGGCATTGGCGGCGCTTATCTGTTCTCTGCCGCCTGCATTACCATCTTATTCTTTAATTCTTTATAGTACTTAGTCTGTTGCCTAGTCAAAGGCACTTCTCTCTTGGTGTACACCATGTCAGGTAAGTCTAGGCACTCTTCCTTGGTGAACCGTATGGCAGGTTGCAGTACCCTATGCACTGTGTTGGTAGCATCTTCCTTCGGCACCCACTTAAAGTTTGTTACCTTACGCATTACTTGGTCGCGGAACGACCCAAAGAACCTAGGCACGCCATTGGGGTTAACGAGTTTGGCTATACCGTACGCATCGGTAGGGCTTTGCGCGGCGGGAGTACCTGTCATCATCCACAACCACGTACTTGGCCCCACTAACTTGTTCATGGTCTTCCATCGTTTTGTTTG